TCGCGGCTGTGGCGTCAGCTTAACCCAGCACATGAAACAGAAGAACCGTCACCGGTTTCCTTGTATCAGGAAGTCGATGACGGTTCTTTTTCTATTGCTCTAATTGTTGGTCAACCCACGCAAGCCCAATGCATATCGCGTCGGCCTCGTCGCTGCTTTTTGCGTCAAATCCGACCCTTTCCTTCACAACCTCCACCGCCTTCTTCTTCTGGTCCTCCCTCTTCCTCCCCCACACGCCCCCCAAAAGCTTCCTCCAGTGAGACGGCGCGTAGAGGGTGTACGGCATGGAGTGGTTGAAGCACCAGATGATGGCGACGGCTTGAACGTAGGCCAAAGACTTGTAAGTCGTTACGTTGCCGTTTTGAAGCTGGATGTCCTCAAAGACGAGGTGTGTGAACCGATGTTTGCGATAAAGCTCGTCGAGATTGTCCGAGAATCCGACGAGACGTTTCCCCATGTCGCCGGTCGAACCGACCTCGAACGTTCCGGACTCAACCAACGCCCATCCTTCTGGACAGTCCTCGAACACGGCGTATCCGCTCACCCTCAACGCCTGGTCAAGCGACAACACCCTCATTTTTCCTCCTTAAAAGCAAGACGCCCCCGACGATTCTTCTCGCCGAGGGCGTCTTTTTTGTATCCGTTCGTTTCCCCGTGCCTAGATTCCCGTGCTTCCGAACCCACCGCGCTTGTCGGTACCCAGGGTGTCCACCTCGACCAGCTCGACCTTAGGTTGGGACTTCTGGACACGGAACTGGCAGATTCTGGTACCCGCGTCCAGATGTGTGCTCCTGGTCGCATAGGCCGGGAACCGAAACACGTCCAAGTCAGAGTTGAACGAGTTGTCGATGATTCCGATTCCGTTCGCCTGCAAAAGCCCATAGCGTTTGAACGTGCTGGAACGTGGGGCGATAATCGTCTCGTAGCCTTCCGGGACTCTCATGCTCACCCCGAGGTCGACGAGCTTGAAGTCGCCAGGCTCAAAGTCGTAATCATAGCGGCACTTCAGGTCAATCCAGTCGCCAACGGCAATCTTCTCGATGCGACAGACGTCGTCGTGGTACTTTATCTCGATTACCATTTGTCGCCCAGCTCCACGTCCACAGGCTCGTCGGTACCGTCCAGCTCGCCAAAAGAGGCGTAGCGCTCGTAGGACACGGACTTCAGCGGAAGGTCGGGTTCGGACTCCTTCTCGAACTCCTTCACCACCTTGATTCGGTACCACTCGTCGTCCTTCCTCGTCACCTCGGTGTACGAGAAGTGGGTCACCATGTAGCCCTGGCGCTCGGCGTCCTCCTTGAGCTTCTCCTGAAACTCCTTGAGGTCCACCTCTGAAGCGTCGATTCGGTATTGCTCCGTGGTCTTTACAAGGTAGCGAACCATCTCAATCCTTTCCGTCTGAATGCCGTCCTGAGGCCCTAGAATCCCATGTGTGCGTCGCAAATCCTGACCTTGGCTTCAGGTACAGACTCCGCGAGATACTCCTCAAGCTTCGCAACGTAGTCGTGCGGACGCCCGTAGAGAACCACGTCGGTCACTCCGTGCTCCGCAACCAGCTCCGGTGCCTTTTGGGCGAAGTCCGACAGAAAGCCGTGGCTTCGGTGAAGCTCGTTGGTCTCGCCTGAGCCGTACCCGTCCATCACGACCATGGTGATGCCGGACTCTGGGTACGCGCACACCAACAGCGTAGCCATAGGTGCCGCCTAAGCGATTTCTACGACTAGGTCGTTGGCTGGGATGAGGCCGAACATGTGGGTTCCCTCCACAGTTCCGTCGGTAACCCAAATCTCATAGTAGCGGCTCTCGTGGTTGAAGTCAATGCCGACGACGTTGCCGAATGAGGAAAGGCACAGCTTGATGTTCTGGATGGCGCTGTGGTAGTTCGGGTTGATGAAGTTGAAAGTGGTGAAGTAGCGAAGCTCGTGGTTGATGAGCATGTAATATTGCTCCGAGAGGTTCGAGGCGAACCATCCGGAAATATTGGATAGTTGGACGTCCAGTTCCATTCCCGTGATGGGTTTTGCTTTGGCGAACTGTGTGCGGTTGAAGTCGTAAACGCTGTTAAGCTCGACGCTCTCTTTCACTTCTGGGTCTACCTCCTGGAATTACGTAAAACAAAAAGGCGGACAAGCCAAGAAAACCTCGGCAAGTCCGCCTTCTATTCGTTTTACAAGGTTTTTGTGTCGTTATAGTGTAGCAAAACGGGTGTCAGTTTGTCAAGCGATGCGCGACAGTCAAGGACCCGTTGGTTCGAGCTTCCTCGAAACCTTATCTTCGCGTCCTTCATCTCCTGGATGAAGGGACCGTCGACGAGCACGTCCACATGCTTCAGGAGCGCACACACGTCTCCCCAGTCGTCCCGCGCGTAAAGCTGCTCGAAGGTAAACCCGGTCCAAAGCCAAACCTTCTTCTCGGGGTACCCCTCGGCGACCTTCTCAAGAAGCTCCGTCAACGTTTCCAAATGGTCTGCGTCGAGAGGCTCGCCCCCGAGGACCGAGAACCTCGTCACAAAGTGCTGGTCCAAAAGGTCTAGAACGTCGTCCTGTGTCTCTTGGGTGAACTCATTGCCGCCCTCCGGGTCCCACGTCGCCGAGTTGAAGCACCCTGGGCACGGGTGCCCGCACTGCGCCTTCGCGCACCCCTGGACAAACAGGGACACGCCGAACCCAGGCCCGTTGCTTACGTCCGTCTTCCTTATGCTCGCATACCTCATCTTTGTCCTTCGAAGTCGTGGTCGTCTGCGTGGACGTAACGCTTTGCGATGTCGTCCAGGCGTCCTTGCGACGTCGGGTTGGTCGAGATGTAGCCGCAGACGCGACGGGCTATGTTCATCTTGGAGGTGTCGGTGCATCCGCATTGCGGGCACTCCCAGTAGTACTTCCCGTCGTCGTCTGCCTTCAGCTCGATTTCACCGTCAAAGCCGCAAACCTGGCAGTAGTCGCTCTTGCAGTTGATTTCACCGTACATCGTGTGCTCGTACATGTGCTGGAGGAGCTGGAGCACGGCCTCCGGGTTGTCCTGGAGGTTGGCGGCCTCGGCGTATAGCACGTTTCCGCCGGGGCTTAGCAGTTGGAACTCGCTCTCCGTCTCAAGTTTCGTGAACGGGTCCACCTCGACCCAGACGGGGATGTGGCAGGAGTTCACCACGTGCTCCTTGTCGGTGATTCCCTCCACCGTGCCGAAACGCTTCTTGAGGCACTTGGCGAACTTGTAGGTGGTTGTCTCGATGGGCGAGCCGTATATCGAGAAGTCGATGTTGTCCTTCGCCTTCCACTCGGCACACTTGTCGTTCAGGAAGCGCATCACCTGCAACGCGAAGTCGTGGCCGCCCTCCTCGTAGTGGCCGTGGCCCGTCATGTAGTACGCGCATTCCCAGAGGGCCGCATAGCCGAGAGAGACGGTGCAGCGACCTCCGAACATGATGCTGCCGAGAGTGTCCTCCGGGTCGAGCCTGGCGAACGCGCCGTCGCACCACAGGATGGGGGCGACCTTCGCCTTGACGTTGCGCATGCGCTCGATGCGAATCTTCTGGACGCGGTAGCACATCTCCGTGCGTTCCTCCATCAGCTCCCAGAAGCGGTCCATGTCTCCTCCGGAAGACAGCGCGACGTCCGCCAGGTTCAGCGTGACGACGCCCATGTTCCAACGCCCGTAGTACTGAGGCTCCCCCTTCTCGTTGACGTAGGGGGTGAGGAACGACCTACACGTGTTTATCCTGCGTCACCGCAGGCACAGACTATATCTTCCGCTTGCGCGGTCCCCCGCTTCGAACCGGTGCTTGTCTCCGGTCCTACTGACCTACACTCATCGGCCGTTAGTCGTTACACTTTGCCGGAATTCCGTCCGGCCTTAGCACGGTCTCAACCTCGTTTTAGGTCCTAACCGTTAGCAGGGATTTCTCCCCACACCCGCGAGCGCGGTTCAAGGGATTTTACATGGGCTAGCAGGTTACAAACCCATGGGCGGGTAGCAATGCCCCTCGCCGTTCTTGTCGACCTTGTTTGCGAGCATCACCTTCTCGGAAACGTAGTCGGGGACGAGCCTCTTGGCGCTCACCTTGGCGGCAAGCTCTGTGAGGTACCAGTACTTGTCTCCTGGGTGGATGTTGTCGTCTTCGAGCGCGTAGACAAGTTTCATTTCATACCCCTGCTTTCGCAGTACTTTAACGCTTGTTCAGAAGCGGGATTAGACTATCTCTTCACCTGCCAAAAAACAGGTGGATGGCACTTCGGGCTTGGACTTTCACCTTGCTTCGGCCCTACGCGCTTGCGCGCTAGTCGTTACACTTTGCCGGGCTTGCACCTGGCCTTAGCACGGTATCACCATATCCACGTGCGTGGACTTAGGCTCTCTTACCACCTTGGCCTTCCGGCCTGGTTGACCGTTAGCAGGGACGTCTGTCCCCACACCCCGCGTCTACGGGTTCACCATCTTCTTCATTAACGCATCGCTGCGCTAAGCCCCAAACCGTTCAGGGAACGCGGGTGAGACGTAAACGCCCACCCTGTTCTTCATGCCTTGGTAGCGCTGGTTCAACATCTCCTCGATGAGCATTGCAAGCTCGTCTTTATACTCCTGGGTCTCGTTCAGATACATAAAGATTGTTATGAAGGGCGATTGGCCATTGGTCGTGGTGAGTGAGTTCAACTGGTAGATGAGGGTCTGAGTAGCGTCCCGAACCTCCTTCTTGAGGTCCTCGTCTGCGTACTTCTTCGCCTTCTTGTCGCTGAACCCCCACTCCTTGTACTTTTGGAAATACTGTTCGTAGCTGTCTCGCACAAACGGTGCCAGGTGGGTCAGGGTGATGGTGGTGCCTCCCCACTGGCTGCTTGAGACGGCTGCGATGATTTGGCTCGCAAGCGTCGCCGCCGTGATGAGGCGGTGCGGCTTGTCGATTTTCACACCGTTGATTACTGTCCCGTTCTGGAGCATGTCCTCCAGGTTGCACAGGCAGCAGTTTGTCATAGGCTGCGCCCAGTAGTCGGTATCGTGTATGTGGATGATTCCCTGCTCGTGGGCCTCCCACAGGTCCTTCGGCAGGATATAGGTCTTGGCGAGGTCCTTCGATACGATGCCCGCCATATAGTCTCGCTGCGTGGTGACCCACTCAGCGTTCTTGTTCGAGTTCTCCGTGTACCAGTACTCGTTCTCCCCGCCCAAAAGTGACAGGAACTCCCCGTCGTTCTTCATCTGGCGGTCAAGCTCGTGTTTGTAGCGGTACCGGACGTACGCCTTGGCGGTATCGTAGCACTTGAGTCTCATCAGCGCGGTTTCCACCGCGTCCTGGATTTCCTCGACCGTTATCGTGTCGTCCTTGCCGACGAGCTCGTTGGCAAGCCCCTTTCTCACCGCCTTCATGACGCGGCTCAAACTGTGGCGCTCACCAGTGCTCTCGAAGGCGCGCGAGACGGCCGACTTGATTTTGTCGATATCGAAGTCGGCCCTGTCCCCGTTTCGTTTGATTACGGTAAACGTCTGCATCAATCCTCCTCTTTTGGACTGTCTGTACCCGGTATATGTATCTCAAAAAACCAGGCCGGTGCCGTGTCGTCGAGGACCGCGACACCGGCCGATTTTTACCCCTTGTAGACGGGCGAGCCTTTCCAGCGCTTGCAGAACTTCGAGAAGTCCCGCGCGTCGGATATCGCCCGTCGAAACGCTTCGAAGCGAACCCCGTCCCTCTTTATCGAGCGCACAAGGCGCTCAAGCGTGCCGACGCCGCCAAGATAGCGAAGCTCGACGTTCTTCTCGTTCCAAAAGTCGCCGAGGGACGACTCAAGGTTCGAGCAGTCTGCGGGCGACACTATGGCGACGTAACGCCTGTTCCCCTTCCACCCCTTTGGGACGCGAAGCCCGTAGTTCCATTCACGGTACCTGGTCACGCTTGAGTACCTCTTGGACAGCGCGTTGTGCATGAACTCGTCGGGTGTAAGGAAGTTGTAGTCAAGCCCGTCGACCTCACCGTCCCTCTTCGGTCTCGTCGTGTCGGCGACTATGCGCGTGAACCCGTTCTTCTCCATCTCCCTGACGAGCGTGTCCTTACCCGAACACGACGGGCCGCACACCAGGGTCAGCACCTGCCAGCGCCAGTCTTCGAGAGAAGCCTCTTCAGGTCGCCGTCTATCTCGGCGTATCCGGTGACGTTCAACCTGTTCCCGCACCCAAAGCAGTAGAACATCTGCGCGACCTTCGAGTGGTCGTCCTGGGTCCCGAGCTTCTGCCCGCAACACGAGCAGCGGTAAACCTTCTCCTTCTCGTCGTATGTCAAGTACGCGACCCTGCGGTCCACGGCTATGTCGTATATCCGTTCGTACGAGTCAAGCTCGTCTACCGGGCAGTCCCTCTCGTCCATTCCCGCCTTGGCAAGCCGTTTTATCTCTTCAAGTCTATCCACCCTGCAACTACCCCCTTGGCCCTTTTTGTGGAAGGTTTTCCACCAAACCAAATGATAGTCCAACGTTTTTCACGTGTCAAACAGCTAAGCCTCCTCTACCTCGTCGGCGCGCAGGTCGGTCATGTACACGGTGCCGTTGTCGTTCACCTCGGTAATCTTGTAGAACAGCGAGCTTTGCGTGGCCCTGTACCTTTTGGCCACGAACGTGTCGCCGCGGCGTATGCCGCAAACAACCACCTTGGTGCCGCGTGCGAGCCACGGTTTGTCGAGGACCACCTTGGTGCCGTCCGGCATGACCTGCGAAACCTGCTTGTTGACCCTTGCGTAGTCTCCACGCTTCATCTTCACGTCGACAACCCCGGAGTCCGAGGTAAGTATCGTGAACATGGATTTCAGGTCGTCCTTGGCGATGACGGTACCTGCTATGCGGGTAAGCCTGTGTATGGGGACGTTCCTGTAGATTGACTCGACGACAGGTTCCTCGGGAAGCGACGAGAACGACGATATGTTGTATATGTCGTACCTGAGATTCGCAAGCTCGTGCTCGTGGCAGTAGTACCCCATGGAGTCCATCTCCCACGTGCTTACGGTGCCGGTCGCGTACTTCGCCCACTCCTCGTCCAGAAGTGACAGGTTCAGCGCGTCCAGCACCTCCGCCTGATGCTCCACGAGATACTCCTTGGCAGGTACCATCGCCCTGTCGTAAAGCTTCTTCCACCTCTTCTGGGATATTGCTGGAACGCCTCCGACAACCTCAAGCTCGTCTATGTCGAAGTTCTTCTCGAAGAACGCGAGGTGGCGCTCGTCAAAAACGTAGGCGTCGCCGTCTTTGCACTTGGTCTTGAGCGACTTGTTGTAGTTGAACACGCGCCTCTCTCGGTCAAGTTCTTTCGGAACGATGCCTCGGTCTATCAGCTGTTGGAAGTTTTGCAGGCTCACCTTCGCCTTGGTCCCGCACGTCGTCGTCAGGTACTGGACCATCACAGAAACGCGGTCCTCGAATGCGTCGAAGGCCCCGGACTTGATAAGGGAAACCATCGCCGTCTTGTTGACTGCGGGGTTCTTCATGACGAAGTCAGCGAACCCGTCGTACGGTCTGTTGGCGAGTATCCCCTCGACCATCTCGGAGTTCAGTCCGGACAGCGCCTTCAGCCCGAAGCGTATCGTCCCGTTCTCCTCGTCCGGCTCGAACTCGGTGCCGGACTTGTTGACGTCGATGGGAGAGACTTCGATTCCCCAGGAGAGGATGTTCCCGACGCCGCGCGCCATCTTCTTGTAGTTGGCCGTCTCGTCTTCCTCAAGCCCGCATATCGTGCGAAGGTACGCGGTGTTCCAGTAGACGGACGGGTAGTATGTTGCCAGATACGCGGCCTGCGCCGCTATCAGGCTGTAGGTGAGTCCGTGTATCCTGCTGCATACCGCACCGGCTTTCACCGGCCCTTACGGTTGCGGTCTGGACCATACGTTCCCTTCCTCCAAAAGGGTTCCCATTGTGGCCTCTGAGCGTTCCTCTTCTTTTGGGAGAGGCTTCGTTGCGGATTGCCCAATCGCGCCAGTTGTTACCGTACCCGGATGGTTGGTCAGGCCGCGCGTCCGTCACCGGACACGTTTGGTATGGCGCGCTCTAAGGGTGTCCCCGCAGTTTAGGGAATTTATACTCCCCCATCACTTAAAGGAGTACCCCATCTGCAACGCGATGATTTTGTCCCAAACGTACTCGCCAAGCTTCCTGCTCTTGGCTCGGTCCAAAACCTTCTGGTGCAGTTCGGGAATTTTGTCCATCTTCTTCTTTGAGATTACCCGCCTTGCGTCGTTGCTCTCGGACAGGGAGAACCCGCACACGTCCTTGTCCATGAACAGCTGCATCGCCGCCTCTTGGGAAGACGGGACGCCGTAGTCGGCGAGACAGTGTCTCTCAAGCACCTTCTGCTCTTCCTTCGCGAGGCCGAACTCGTCCATTTCGGCATACCACTGAGATATGTCGGACTTGAAGCGAAGGTACCGGTCACCTGGAGTCTCGTCCAGCCCTTCCGGCATAAGCCGGATTAGGGCGTTGCACGCGGTAAGCTCCTCCAGGTTCCTCGGCTTCAGCTTCTTAACCATCTCCGCGCCCACCTTGGAGGTGAGTTGGAACAGCGCGAGCACCTTGTTCTCGTCTATCGCGTCCCAAAGCTTCGCGTCGCCCAGCGGGAGGTGGTCGGGGTGTACGTATGTGTCGTACGCCTCTCGCAGGGAAAGCTTCGGGTCTATGTATCCGTGCTCCTGGAGCAGCTTGATGCACTGGACGATGATGTCCATCTCCTGGGTCACGAGAAGGTCAAGCTTCACATCGCCGCAGTATTCCGCGTCGTGGAGGGAGTACTGCGTGATAACGGAGCCGTTCGTGGCCTTCATGAAGCACGCCGTCTCGTACGGGTCGTCGCCGTAGAAGTTCACGCCCGAGGCGTGGATGGAGCGCGCCTTGACGCAACCCTCGATTTTCTCAACGACGTCCAAGAAGCCGGGATGCTTCTCTACTGCGGAAAGAAACTCCTTGACCGGCTCTCTCCCCTTTGCCGCGTTCCCGTGGACCACGTCCTTGATGGGCCACAGGAATCCGCGCTCGCTCGGGATTAGGGAGGCCAGGTACTGCGCCTCGTCGTTGTCTATCCCAAGCCCACGCGCGGCGGTGAGTATCGCGGACTTGGTGCTCTCCGTAGAGAACGTGGCTATCTGGACGCAACCAAGAAGCCCGCGTTCCTCTCGGATTTTTTCAAATATGGCCTCTCTTTTACTGGGGCACAAATCGACGTCAATCACCGGTCCCCCGCTTTCGCGGAGGGGTGGACTATATCTTCACCCTCATGAAGAGGGGTTCCGCACTTCAAGCCGCGTACCGATAGCGGCCTTACTGTTAGTCTCTACACCTTGCCACGCTTGTGCGCGGCCTTGGCACGGGATTGCCGTGCGCTCTCGCGTTTAGGTTTCCCCGTTAGCAGCCTATGGTAGGCCACACCGCTGGTGAGGCGTTCACGGAATTGTTTTTACGCCGGTTACCCGACGGGGAGACGTTGAAGCTGTTCATCTCCCAGCTCGTTCGTGTCGTGGTTCATGTACCTCCAGTATGGGAGGTCGTTCTTTACCGGGTCGACCTGCGTGATGCCCAGGAGCATGTGGTTGAGTCCTGCACCGGCGCTCCCTCGACCGGCCCCGACGGCGCTCCCGCACTCCCAAAAGAGGTCGATGTAGTGCTCCAGGAACACCGGGTAGGAGTACATGCACGTTCCAAGCCGGTCGCCGACGGTCTTCTTGACGTCCGCCTCGTACTCCAGGCGCTCCAGGTACCTCTCGTTGAACAGGTCTCGCCGTTTAAGCTCGTCGACGCAGCGGTTGACCCAGTAGCGTTCCTGCGGGTCGTCGCTTGAGTACATGCGGTCGAGGTTGGCGTACCCGAGGTTAGGCGTGCTCCTGGGATAGCTCTTCACCTCGACCTGCGGCACGTGCTGGCTCCTGGCGAGGGAGTAGTTCTCGATTTTGTCGTATATCTCAAGCGTGTTCGCCTCAAGCTCCGCATAGTCCAGGCCGGTGCCTTCGAGGTTCGCCATCACCTCCTCGGTGCTCTGGAGGTAGGTGTAGTCGTAGAACTCGCCGGTCTCGCGCTCGCCGTCCTTGGAGTTGAGGTAGGCGCGGTGTACCGGCTTGTCCTCTTTCCTTATGTAGTGCGCGTCGGTCGTGACGATGGTCTTCACGCCGAACGCCTTGGAGAGGCGGGGCATGCGCGAGTTCACCGCCATCTGGTCGGCGGAACGCGCCGGTTGAACCTCGAAGTAGAAGTCGTCTCCGAACAGCCGCTTGCACCAGGTGACGAACTCGACTATCTCGCGGTGGTAGCGCCGCTTTCCCTCCTGGTCGCCGGAAGCCTCCGCCTCCTCCATTTTGAGCATCAGCGTCGGCAGCTGCCCGCCCAGGCATGCGGTTGAAGCTATCATATTTCCTTGACCGTACTTGTTTATGATAGCTTCAAGTTCCGACTTGAGCGTCGGGACGCGCTCCAACCCCCGGTCGTAATACGAGTTAATCCAGGAGTTGGACGACAGCTCACGTAACATCTTGTGGCCGGTGGCGTTCTTGGCACACAAGATGAAGTGGTAGTACTTCTGCCCCTTGTCCCTGGTGTCGGTGAGGTAGATTTCGTTGCCGCGCGCTATCTTGAAGGAACTGCCTTGCTCCAGCAGCCGCTGCTGGATTCTGTCAACCTCGACGTGCCCGCTGAGGCACTCGTGGTCGGTGAGGCAGACGCCTGCCAGGCCAAGCTCGACGGCACGGTCCACAATGTCAGGAACCTTGCTTATGCAGTCCAGCAGGCGAAGGTTGGAGTAGTGCGAGTGGCAGTGCATGTCGAAGCGTCCCATAGTTGCAGACCACCTCCTTTTGGTATCGTTTCGTTCTTAACGTTGTGGGATATACAGCTGTCAAGGTGCTTGCGAAACCATTCTAAAGCGGGGAACCCCCCAAGTCAACAGACGAGGAGGGTTCCGTGTTCTAAATATGTAGCCTGAACAGGCGTTCGGTCTGCGGCGCTCTCACGACGCCAACCCGCGAGCGAACCTCGCCTTCCGCCACGACGTCGAAGTCCTCCGGCATCCAGCTCTCTGAGCACAGGACTATGTGGTCCATAGAAAGCCTTCTGACCCAGGCGTAGTACTCCTCGTGGTCGAACTTGCTGAGGCCCCTCCAGTAACCGGTGGTGCCGCGATACGGCGGGTCGCAGTATATCAGGCAGCCTTTCGGGAACTCTATGTCCCTGTAGTCGCTGTGTACGAACTCGATTCCCTTCAGGAGAGCGGCCTGCTTCTTCAGGCCGTCCATGAGCTGCTTTGGGTAGTTTATTCCGTTGCTCGCGTTTCCTGAAAAGCCGTCGAAGAACTTGTTTCGGTAGGAACACATCCCTAAAAGCCCGACCCACCAGTCTGGGTGCTCTTCCGGGCGGTCCTTCGCGGAACGGTAGTCCTCAAGCGTCACCTTCTCTGGGAGGTCCTCTCCTCCCGTCTCGGCGACGTGCGCGAGCAGCGCGACGACGTATCTGTTGGCGTCGCTGTAAACCCTGCGGTTACAGCGCACCTTGTCTATCGCGTTTGCCCCCCCCCCGAACGGTTCCCAGTAGCACTCGACCGCGTTCTCGTCGATTTGCTCCTGGATGTAGGGGATGAGCCACTTCGCACACCGCCTCTTGCTGCCCATGTAGTTCATCTGCTCTCCTCTAAACCCTCGGTCTGTACAGGTTCTCTATGCGCTTCTGCTGGTTGTCGTTACTTGCCATGCTAACCCTGAATTCCGTACTCCAAACCACTTCAAAGTCGTCCGGCATCCACAACTCGCTGCAGTATACCGCACATCTCTTCGCAAGCTCGCGAAGCCAGGAGTAATAGGTCTCGTGGTCAAACGACTCGGTGCCTTTGTACCCCGCAGTGTTTTTGTACGGGGGGTCCGCGTACACGAGCGAGCCGTCCGGGATGTCAAGCTCGCGGTAGTCGCCGCACCTGAACTCGACGCCTTTCAACCTTGGGGCCTGTTTCTTGATGTTCTTTATCATCTGCCCGGCTTTGTCGTCTTTGCCGCTCCTGTTCCTGGAAGCCAGCTTTGCCGACGGGTTCGGGTACAGGTCGTTCCATTTGCCTCCGTACGACACGAAGCCTATCAACCCAACGTACCACGGCTCAAACTCTTCTGGATGTCGCCTTACGTATGTGTGGTGTTCTTTGGTCACGGTCTCGGGCAGGTCTTTGCCGCCGGTCTCTTCCACGTGCTCAAGCAGCGCCACAAGGTATGGGTGTGAGTCGTTGTATATCCTGCGCTTGCACCTGACCTTGTCAATCAGGTTTCCACCCCCCCCCCATCGGCTCGACGTACGTCGTTATCCCTCGGGAGTCAATCTCGCCCTGCAGGATGGGGACGATTGACTTCGCCAACTTGTTCTTGCTGCCGGGGTAAACCAAGTCGCTCTCCTAGAAAATCCAGTCCTGCTCCAGCTCGTAGTCTTCAACTACAAGCTGGGGCTTTACCTTGCCGTTGTACACGTTCTTCTTGCACGACGCAACCGCCGTCATCACCTGGTCCGGCTTCATGAACCTCGAAACCTCGTCCGGCGTGCGCCTGAACAGCATCACGTCGACTCCGTTGAGCGTCGTCTTAAGCGTGTCCTTGTTCTGCCCGAGGACCGCAACCTGTGCAGGCTCCACCTGGCACTTGACCGCGACGAGCGGCTCGGGAACCTGCTGGCCCCAAAGCTCTGCGGCGTCGGCTATCTCAAGCACGGCGTCTGGGTCCGGCCTCGAACCCCAGCAGAAGTCGACCAGGTACTGCTTGTCGAGGTCCTCGTCCTTCAACGCCTCGTTCAAGGCGTCTCGAAGCGCGCCTATGTCGTCTCTCTTGTCGCACCACACGCCGAACGCGCTGGCGTGGCCTCCGCAGCCTATCGTGTTGGTGGACAGGCACAGCTCCTTGAAGTCGTCCACAGGGCCGTTCGCGACGTTTCGCGCGCTCCCCTTGAACCTACCGTTTTCCTTTTCCACCAGCAGCACGGTAGGCTTCCCGTATTGCGACTGGACGGCGTTCGCGCAAAGCCCGACGACGCCTGGGTCTATCGAGTCCTTCGGGCACTCAAGCACGATGGCCTTGTCTTCCGGCCCTACCTGCTCTTGGATTAGCTCTTCGAGCATGAACATGGCCGACTCCTGGACCTCTGTCTGCCTCGCCTTCACCCTGTCCATGACACGCAGCGCCTCCTCTATGACGCTGCATTGCCCCTCTTGGGGAAGCGAGGAGTCGGTCAACGTGTAGCACAGGTGCTCCAGAAGCCCGCTGAAGACGGTCTCTTTCTCGTCCATCGTACCGCTACGGCATATTGCGTTGAGGTAGGGGACGATGTAGAAGGCGACGGCCATGTACGCCTTCGAGCCGCCGCGCTTCTCCATGATGTAGCGACGGTTCTCGGTCATTGCCATGAGGAGCGGGTTGGTGACGGAGGTGAACCCGCCTATGAACACCGCCTTTATCTCCATCTCGCGGTAAGAGGCCATGTCGCCGCAGCACCCGAGGGCGCACAGGTCGAGGAACTGGTCGGAAACGGTGCTGGAGTCGAACACCGTTTCCTCGTAGGCCCTACAGAACTGCCAGGTGACGTAAGCTCCGGTACCAGCCTTGCATACGCCGTCGCAGAACTGGTTGTTCACCGTGTAGGCAAACCTTGAAAGTCCCTCGTTGGCGTCGTGGTGGTCAAGAACCAGCACCTGGCAACCGGCGTCCTTGAGCTGTCTGTGCTGAACGTAGTCTGACGAGCTTGCGTCGGTCATGACGACGAGCGAGCACCCTTCCGGCACCTTCTCCATCATGTCCGGCAAGCCGTGCTGCTTTCCATCGTGCAGGCTCCACACCAGCTTTCCGGAAGCGACGTAATCCGGGTAGCATGCGTTCAGGAAGTTGATGAGGATTGACGCGGCAGAGAAGCCGTCACAGTCGCAGTCCACAACCGTGAACATTGTCTTCCCGTTTTCAACGGTGTCCCTCAACACCTCGACGGCACCGCACATAAGCTCTTCGCCGAACACTCGCCAACCGGACACGTCTTCCCTGCCTGCCTCCAGATACCTCTCCTGGGCCTCAGGCTCAATACCTCTGTTTGCGAGAACCTGGACCACAGCGTCGTCGTATCTCGGTTCTCCGTATAGTCTGTACTTTATGGCAACGCGCCTCCCTAAAGCGCTATCCGGTCTTTCCAAAGCTCCATGAACGTGTTCCTTCCGCAGTCGAAGGGCGACTGCTTGTATCCGAGACGCCTCCCCGTCCGGTCGAACATGAAGCTAACGTTCACCCTGCTTGAGAACTTCTGGTTTATCTTCTTGAGCTTGTCCACGACGGTCCAGTAGTCCTCGTCGCCGACGTTTCTGTAGTCCGCGTCGAAGGCGACGACGACCTCCCTCACGCCAAGCTCCAAGAGAAGGTGTATCTGGTACTTCGATACGGAACTGCCGCACACGGCAACTGCTATGTTGTTGGCCGTGCCGAGTATCGAACCAGCAGCCTTCAGGACGGACTTCTCACCCTCCACGAGTATCGCCGTCTTGGCCCTGGCTATGTTCTCCTTCGTCTTGTCCAGCCCGTACAGCGCGAGAGAAAGAGGCGAGTTGTACAGCTTGCCGTTTATCGTAGAGGGCCGGTACTTGCCGTACACCTCGTTGTCCTTCACGAGCGTCCTCTCGCGGATGCCGATGAGGCGTCCGTTCACGTCCCTGTGAGGTATCACGATGCCGCCGGTAAGCGGGTTGTAGCATATTCCGAAGTAGTCGCACACGTCCTTCGGTATGCCCTCCGCCTCCCACTCCGGTATCTCGGGCCTCGGGAAGTGCTTCAGTATCGACTCGTCGTACTCTTGGAGCACGACGTCGTCTTGGACTACTTTCGCGTTCACGAGCTGTTTGTAGCGCTCAAGTACCTTCCAGTCCTCGGCGACGTTGTCGTCAACCTCGTTCACCCTCCACTGTAGGTTGCAGAAGTTGACGACGTAAGACACGGCCGCGTTCAGGTCGAGGTCGAGCGTCTTCTCCAGAAGCTCGAAGACGTCGAACACGCCGCACGAGTCGCTGTAGCACTTGAACAGCTTCGAGTTGTCGTAGTAGTAAAGCTTCCTGGACGCCTCGTCGGGGTCGTGCCTGTGGTGGCAGACGGTCTTCGCCACGATGTATCCGGGGAACACCTCGGGTTCGGCCCCTATGGTGTCCAGGATTTGGGCGACCTCCTCTATCTGGAGCGCCTCCTTTACCTCGAACTTGTCGTAGCTCAACTATCTCACCACCCTCGCGCGTATATCCTCTATGTCAATCCAGTTGTACTGGTAGTCGGTTACGAACAGCCCCTCGTAGCGGCAGTTCGCCTTGTTCGCGTACATCCACAGGTAGCACTTCGTGTAAGCCCCGCGTCGGTTCTTGTAGACGGACATCTTCATGTTCGGAACGGGCAGGTTGCGCTCGGTAAGAACAGGTGCAAGCTTCTCCAAGTCCCTCGGCGTCGCGTCCAACATAATCGCGCCCACGTCGATTTTGTCGGCTATGGCTTTCGACGAGCGCAGAAGGTTCTGGTCCGGTATCGTGTTCTCGTCCTGCCAGCCCTGGGAAAGCTGTGTGGCCGACAGGATGAAGACGCCGAACTGGCAGCAGATGTCCTTCAGCTTTGAAGACAGCAGGAACAACACCTGGTCCTCTCGGATTTTGACCCCGCTTCTGGACGCTATCTCCTCGATAATCTTCATGGACGTCGCTATGTAGTCGAGCACGACGTATTGGCACTTGTCTTGGCGGATGTGTATCTTGACGATGTTCTCGATGTCCTTGAGCGAATAGTCGGGAAGGTACTCGAAGTACAGCGGCGACTTGGCCAAAACCTCGGCCGCATGTATCACACGGTCGTGTTCGCCGAAGTTGTACTTGTAGTCGAGTATGTGCCCCTCGTCAACCCCAGACAGGAACGCGAGGGCCATCGTCGTCATCTCGCTCTTGTCCAGCTCGATTGAGATGAACAGCGTCGGCAAACCGTTTCCCGTCGGCACCCAGGAGCCGGAAGACACGTCGTATATCTCGGAACATGCGAACGTACATGCGTCTGCTACCATCGTTCTGCTCTTGCCGACGCCGGTGGGCGCGCTCCTCAGGTAGAACTTCCCCGTGCGCGCACCCCTGGTTATCGTGTTGATGAGCTTCCCGTACATGTTGATGCCCATCTCGGGGGCCTCTTGGAAGCTCTCGACAAGCTCAAGTGCGCCGTCGCCAAGAAGAACGGAGTCGTCGACCGCGTTGTCCACGCAAGACACGCGGGCGTCAAACAGCTTCTTCTCGAACAGGTCGGCTATCTCCTCGATTTTCGTGTTCTCGAAGCGAAGCTCCTGCTCGTTCTTCTTCTGGAGGTCGAAGATTTCGTCCGGGTCGTAGAACCAAGTGACGTCGACGCCCATCTCCGCATAGACGCGAAGCAGGGTCATCTTCTTCATACGCTGGTAGTAGTACTCGAAGTTCATCTCGTCCGTGCTGTGTACAACCTCGTCCAGCCACTCGTCGCCCTTGTTGGCGCGGTATATGGCCAGGGAGTTCGGCTTTGAGGCAAGGTAGTCCTCTATCGCCTGTACCGTGATGTTTGTTGCGCCCATCTGGTAGAGGTTGTTTATAGCGCCGTAAACAACGCGGTGGAGGTCCTCCGTGAAGTCCTCGGCTTTGAAGAAGTGCCTGCCGTCGCTGTCTAGAAGCTCCGGCTTCTTCATCAGCGCGCCTATCACCTGTAGACACGAGCGGATGTCCTTGTATGCCTTTGACTTGTCGTTTTGCACAGTCGTCACCCCCTTAGTCCATGTCTACCCACGGGACACGCTTTGGCTTCCCTATCCTCGGTCGGCGTATCTCAACCTCTTGGGTGTCGACGCCGGAAAGCCACTCGCTTATCTCGCGCTCCCTGTTCTCCCTCTGCTCCGCCGCCAGCTTCAACCGCTCCTGGTCCTTCCAGTAGAGCACGGCGCGCCCGTAGACGTATCCGACAATCGCCAAACCTCCGGAGGCGAGCGTCGGGTCGTTGTGCTCCACAAGGTAGTACCAGTCGAACGTCTTCTCTATGTCGTCGAGGGTCTTCCCGTCGTCGACCAGCTCGCAGAAGTCTTTCCTGAAGTGCTGGAAGCTCTTGCCTTTGCCGAACACACCGGAAGACTTCCTCCAGAAGGCGTCGAAGCGGTCCATGCACTCAAGGTGGACCGGGACTTTCTCTTTCGACTTCTTGACCCATTCCTTGAACGGTTCCCCTTCCGCTATCTCCTGCTTGCAGAAGTAGCACTCGCGCGTCCCTTCCACGTCGCACACCTTTTCCGCCTTTCCTTGCCTATAGACAAAACGGGGTCGAGGAAACACGATATCTCCCCGACCCCGAACTGTCAACACGTGTCGTATAGACGACAGAAAGCCGTTAGATGCCCTCGGAAACGGCGTCCTCAAGCTCGGTGACGATTAGTTCGAGCTGCTCGACCTGCTGGGGCGTGCAGTCGGCGACCTTCTTGCCCTTGCCGAGGTACTTGTTGGTAATCTCGACGATGCGCGGTGCCCAGGTGGAGCCGAACTCCTCGTTCGGCATGTTGTCACGCAGCGTCTTGACCATCACGTCGAACTTCTCCTTCAGCTCGGCGAAGCTCGGCCCCTCCTTCGCCTCGCGCACAATCGGCTGGTCGGTGATGAGGTTCGCGTTGCCCATCTCCGCCTCCTTGTCGATTGCGTCGTTGATTGCCTTGCAGATTGCACCGTAGGTGAACGGGATTTCAGGCTCGATGTAGCGGAAGCGGCAGCCTGTGTCGGCGCTTCCGTCGGTGGAGCGCATGGTGAGCATCGAAACCCTGTTTCCGTCCGCGTCGGTCACCTGGTGGGCGTATCCGTAGATGTCGCTCATGCCGGTGATAATCTCGGTCATCGTGGAGGTGAGCGTCGGTACCTTCACGTTGTAGGTCGAGCCGTCCTCGCGCGTGATGGTCTTGTCCTTGTCGTGCGAGATGAAGAACAGGCTGTACCCAAGCTGGGTGATGGTGCGGAACGTGTCCTCAACCTCCGTGCGAAGCTGCCTGAACCCACCTCCCCACGGAATCTCGTTGATTTTGTCGACACCGGCCTGCGCGCAGATGTACTTCTCGCAGCACGCGCAGGCGATGTCCACCGTATCGATGATTACCGTCTTGAAAGCCGACTTGATTTCCGGTTTGCGAAGCTCTCGGATGAACTCCTTCGTCTCCTTCCAGGAGGTGATGTCCTGGGCGATGACGCCGGGAATCGCACGGTAACCGGTCTCGTAGGCCGCCAGAATCGCATTGTCGCACTGGACGGCCAGGGAAGTCTTTCCGACCTTTGGAGCACCGTAGATGAACGTCACGTAACCGCTGAGGTCTCGGCTTACAACGTTAGGCTTGATAGATAGCAGGTCCATTGCCAACGTAAACCCTCCTTTTGGACTCTAAGTTTTCAAAGTCTGGCACGGTCGTCTAGAAGTCGAAGTCGTCGTCTTCCGCAGCCTGGGCCGAACCGGTGGGCGCGGCGACGGCAGGCGCAGCCTGGTAGACAGGAGGCGTGGAGCGCTGGACGGGGAAGCTGTTGCGGGTCGCGTTCGCCATCGAGCGGGCCTTCATCTCGGCACGCTTCGCCTCAAGCGCCTCGACGGCCGACTTCACCTCGTCGACGGTGATTGTGAAGTCGGAGTCGTACTCCATTGGCGTGTTTGAGCCGACAATCTGCCACGCCTGGAAACTGCGCGAGGTGGAGTGGACCTTCGGCGCGCCCCAGGTGCTCTCGGTCTCGACGTTGCGGACGACGGTGTTGTTCACAATCTGGCCCCAGACTTCCAGGAGCGCGGGGTTGGACTTGGATGCGTCCATGGCTTCGAAAGCCTGGATGCCGCCCTCGTCGACGATTGAGTAGGAGACGGGAACGAACTCGCCCCTCCAGTTGAACGCATAGCCGGAGACGAACATGGTCTGCGAACCGTCGTCCCAGTCGCGGGTGTTGGTGTTGACCACGAGCATCTCGGTGTTGAAGGCGGCAGGGGTCTGGCCGAGGTCCTCGGTCTTGGAAAGCTGGTGCAGGTACGAGCCGCGCACGCGAGGGTGCGACTGAAGCTCGCCGTCCTTGTTGTACCACTCGTTGGCCTCGACGGAACCGGTTACCTGGACGCGGGTTGCGTCCTTGCCGACGGCGACGTACAGCGGCTCCTCGCCGTTGAGCACCTTGGTGAGAAACTGGTAGGTCGCGTTGTCCTTGCCGCTCTTGGTCTTGGGCGTGGTGTAGAAGTACACCTTCACCACGTTGAGCGCGTCCTTGTCGGTCGCGATGCACAGCGTTCCCGAGATGTAGGGGTCACCGGCCTTAGAGACTCGCTGTTCCAGATGGTCGATTGAATGAATGTAGCCTCGGACGGTCGCTTCGTTAATCCACTTCTGCTTCATGCTGTTTTTCTCCTTTTTCACATTGTCTGTAACAACGCTGGTCTTTTGGACCGGATTGAAGCCATGAGATTGTACCAGACTTTAAAAACTCAAGTCAAACGCGGTTCCGTGAACGGCTATTCGTCGGTCCACGGGTTTCCGCAGCTCATCCTGCCCTCTTTACACGCGCTTCGGACGCACTGCGGCCCTGCGTCCTTGAACACGGTCGGCGCGGTTGGCTTGACAAGCTCAAGCATCTTGCAGGCCAGCTCGCGGATTTCCCACTGGGCGCGGTTGCAGCAGCGCAACTCGAAGAAGTGCAGCAGCTCGCGCGCGTTCATGGTGACGACAATGTTGGTCTTCGTGGCCTCCGGAAGAAGGTATCGTGCGTCCTCCTTCTTGACACCTTCCTTCAACGCGTCTTGGTATGCCTTCGCGCACCCGGACATAGCGTCCCAATAGGCGTCCAGCTGCTCCTCGTCGGCGGCGAAGGAAGGCGGCGTGACGTACCAGGAGTCGCCTGTGACGTCGATTTCACAGTACCGTTGCGACTGCTGGTTGAAGCTCGCCCCGACGCGGTGCCGCACCAGCTGGTGTGAGCACGAACGTGATATACCTTCCACACTGAACGTATAGCTCGCGTGCTCAAGCGTCGAATGGTGTCCCGAAGACACTATCGTCTTTAGCACGCCGTCCACCTGCTTCTGGGTGAGCGTCTCTGAAAGCTCCTCACCTCCCAACGTGGAGTAGCACAGCCTGGCAGCCACGGCGATTGCTCGCTCCGGCTCAGGTGTGTGGTACAGGAGCTTGACTTCCATCATGCGCCTCTCCTTTCCACGGGCTATCCGCGTACGCCTCGCGCGGCCTTCCCCATCTTCGGGTAGCGCTCGGCGTAGGAAGCCTCGTACTCGTCTTTGGGCAGGACCTCGACACGTGTCACGGTCTGCCCTTCGTTCAACCCCATGAAGACGGAACCTTTCTTCGCCTGCTGGTTGCCGGTGAAGTAGTCGTGCTTCAAAGCCTTCCGATACCCGTCGGAAGACTCCGAGACGACTTCCGTGTTCTCTCCCCACGGCGTCGCCGCAAGTATATTCTCGCCGTCGTCAAGTGTCAACAGTTTTCCGACGGCCGTTCCCTTTTCCTTCACAGAACACCTGGGGACGCTCGACGCGGTTATGCGGTAGGCCAACCCAAGAGAAGAGAACAGCGTTACCATGCCGTCGCCGGGCAGGAACTCGCCGCCGCTTCCGGGCTTGACCCTCTTAAGGTAGCACCCGTCGGCGAATATCAGTTCTGAGTCCTCCGTCGCCTCCTTCTGGACCGCCTTCTCGGGGACGCGCTCCTCGATTTTGGTTCTGCGGTCGTTGCCGTACTTCTTTGCCAAGGCGCGCAGGCGCTTGCCAAGAACGTTCTTCTTTGCCTTCTCGCTCCCAAGAACCTTTTCGCACTCCGCGACGACGGCGCGCTTCTCGTCAAGCTCCCTGTCTATCGCCATCGCCTCAAGGTGGACCAGCCTGGAAAGCCTCATGTCCATAATCGCCTTCACCTGGGCCTCCGAGAACCCAAGCTGGGCCAGGCTCTCGCGGGCCGTTTGGGCCGACTGCGCACACCTCAGCACCTTGACGACCGTATCGATGTCCTCCACGGCGCGCTTAAGGCCCTCCAGGACCTCGATGCGCTCCTGGGCGCGCTTCAGGTCGTACTCGTGCTCCCTCGTCACGCATTCGAGGTTGTGCTTCGTGTAAACCTCTATGGTCTGGCGGAGGTTTAGCAGCACGGGCGTCTTGCTGATGATGCCCATCTGGTTCGCGTTGTACTGGCAGCGCAGGTCCGTGTGTTGAAACAACTGTTCCAGAACTTCTTTAGGCTCGAAACCTTTTTTACACTCGACGACGAGCAGGATTCGGTCTTTGTCGCTCCTGTTGCTCCTGGACTTGACGCCCTGGAGCTTTCCCGAGTCCGTCGCGGAGTCAATTTGGCCGATGATAGGCTCGATGTATGTCTGATAGCAAAACTCGGTGAACCTGATTTCCTGCCCCGCTATCTCGTACTTCGCCTCAAGGACAACCTTGCCCTTGCCGGTCCGGTTGATTTCGACGAGCTCCTCTTTCGGGTTGACGATGGTGCCGCCTGATGGGAAGTCCGGAAGACAAGTTTCGTCGTCCACGGTACCGTGCTTGATGTAGTCGCATATGGCGTCCGCGACCTCGTTGAAGTTGCGAGGCAGCCAGAAGCAGGCGATTGAGTAGCCGATGCCCTTAGCCCCGTTTACCAGGAGGCGCGGGAACACCGCCGGTAGCGAAACCGGCCACATCTCGTCCTCGCTGAAGTTCGGCTGCATAGGCACGTTCTGCTTGTTGATGCCGGTGAACATGCCCTCATAGCAAACCGGCGCGAGCCTGGCCTCCGTGTAGCGCGGCGCGGCGAAGGAGTCCGCCCCGAGCTGGCAGTTGCCGTTCGCCCCGTGGAACTCCACCTCCGGGTTGTTGTTAATCCAGCTTTGGGACATGCGCACGAACGTCTCGTATATTGCGTCGCTTGAGTGCGGCCAGATGTCCGCGCACACCGCACCGGATATCTTCGCCGACTTCACGTGCGGCTTGTCGGGTGTGTATCCCTTCTTGTACATCTCCCACAGACAGGCCCTCTGCCCTGGCTTCAGCCCGTCGGCGACGAGCGGGAAGCTCCTGTTGCAGTTCGTGTCGTACGCCGCGTCCACGAAGTTCTGGCTCACCTCGTCCAGGATGTTCACGCTACTCAACTCTCGCCTCCTCGCCGTGTTCCATCAGATAGTCTACCCTCGGCTCTACCGCCTTACCGTACAGCGTCTCAAACAGCTCGTTCGTCTTGTCGACGTCGTCCACGTCAAGCCTCAGTATCGTCCTGGTCTTTGGGTCCAGGAGGCAATATGAGATTTCGGTGGCGCCGTCCATTTCTCCCAAACCCTTTTCGCGTCCTATGAACGCGATTTCCTTACCGTGCTTGCGCTTGTACTCTTCCAGCGCATCCTGGTCCTTCAGGTACACGTACTCGTTCTTCTTCGTTGTGACCCTGAACAGCGGCGGTACCGAGGAGTACACGTGCCCTTTGATTATAAGCTCTGGGCACAGATACCACAGGATGTTGAAAAGCAGGTTCTCAATCGCATATCCGTCGTAATCCGTCTTCTTCCGGCGTTTCCGCCGGGACTGACCATCTCTTACCTACCTATATGGTAGGGATGCCATTTCGAGCCGCGTGTCGATAGCGGCCCTACGCTTCCGGTCTGAAGCTGGTCGATACAGGTTCGGCGCTCTGCGCCGTTTCCCACGGGATTGCCATGCCTTGGAGGTTTAGGTTTCCCCGTTAGCCGTCTTTTGGACGACCCCCGTGACGAGCGGGAAAAGCATTACACAGCCGATTTCACTCAGCATCCGCACACGCGATTATCTTTCCGTACCTCAACTTGCTTTCGTCATACTTGAGCTTGGCCGTCTTCGTGTCGCATTCCAACCCCAAAGCCTGGATGAGGTCGCTTATCTCCTGGTTCGCCAGAATCTTCTGCGGCGTCGCCTTGAGGACGGAGAGGCACTTCCCTCGGACCCCATACACAGCCTGGAACTCTCCGTTGCGTCCTTCCACCAGGGAACTTGCCGCCGAGAGGCCCTCGCATATCAGAAGCTCGCACTTGCTGCGGTCTTTCGACCATGCGTCCACGAGCTTTGACGGCATGCGCTTGGCCGACGTCTGCTGCTTGCCCTTCTTGACGGCCTCCCGCGCCTTCCTCGCTGCCTCCGCTGCCTTCCTGGCCAGCAGCGCCTTCTCAAGCACCTCTTTACCCCAGGACGGGTTGTTGTCGAGGAACTTCTCAAGCGCGTCGGAAAGCGCCGTCGAAATGAACTTCGTGTCACAGCGCACGACGTTCTTCTTGTCCTGCGCCTGGTAGGCGACGGTGGGGGTGTCAACGTTGCACACAAGCACCAGCCCCTCTTGGACCGAGGGGCCGTCCAGCGGCTTGTCCTTGTCTTTGAGGACGCCGTTCTCCTTCGCCCAGGAGTTCATCGTGCGGGTGATGGTGGCCTTCATGGCTGCGATATGTGGACCGGTCTCAGTGAGGCCGCAGTTCATGTAGGCCAGCACCTTCGAGCTTGAGGCGTCCTGGTAGGCAAGCCCCAAGCTCATCTTCTGGTTGCCCTCGGACGCGGTGAACACGAGCTTCTTGCCCTGGATGCACTCGCCGTCGAGGTTGGAGTCGAGCATGGCCCCCAGGCCGTCCTGCTTGATTTCCTCGCCGTTGAACACCACAGTGAGGCCAGGGCACAAGCAGCAGATGTCGTTAAAGAACCGTCGGAAGTGCTCCCTGTCCGTCATCACTGTGCCGAATATCTCGGAGTCCGGTAGGTAGCGAACCTCGGTACCGTGCATCTTTTTGGGGCACGGCTCGACCGAAGACGACTTCTTTATTCCCTTTTCAAAGTATACAGACTCTTTTGTCCCGTTGTTCCAGGAGGTTACCTCAAGGAACTCCGAGGTATAGGTACATGCTTTGATTCCAACCGTGTTACTCCAGCATTTCTGCTGGCACTGACTATATCTTAACCGACGCGTTTGTCGGCAACACCCGTTTCGAGCTGCGTATCAATAGCAACCCTACTCCCCCGGTTCGGGGATAGTCGATACAGGCTTTAAAAAGCGACTTAAAAGAAGCTTTAATTCCCACGGGATTACCATGCGGAACACTTCCGTTTAGGCTCCCCCGTTAGCGGCCTTGAAAGCCACCCCGCCGATGACGCGGAAAGGGTGTAACAGGCATTGTCACATACCATTCAAACCAAGCGAGCACTTGCTGTTCTCGCCGTTGTTGTTGCTGAACTTGCTGCTGGTCTTGAGCACCGAGAACGAAGCCTCAAGATACGTGAGGCCGTCGTCCCTCACCTGTCCCGTAAGAAAGCCAGGCCCCTCGTCCCTGCACGTGACCACACCTTCGTCGGATATGTCTACCCATATCGTGTCTCCCATGCCAGCGTTGAAGCAGTCAAGGGAGTTGGCGAACGCCTCCACCAGGAGGTGGTTTGGGGTGGAGGTGTCGCCAATCCACATTCCGGGGCGAAGGCGCACGTGGTCTCGGTCGCTGAGGCTTATCTGCGCTTCTGCATCGCCCATGCTACACCTCCTGGGGCTGCTTCTTCTCGCGCACGGAACGGCGCGCGTCGAGCTTCTTGTCAACATAGTCCTTGTACTTTGAGCGCATCTCGCGATACTTGGAGCGCTGCGCCTCGTAGTTTCGGCGCATGACGTTCACCTGGTGCTCAAGCGCGCGAAGCTCCGGAACGTCGTCGTGCGCGCTGTTCATGACGGCGTTGTACACGTCACGCGCGCCGAGGTAGCGCTGGTAGAGCATGGACGCCTTGCGGCGAGCGATTTGGATGTCGCACTTCGCCTCTGCGAACGAGCACCCGTCCCACTTGTTCGCGACGTCTGCGTCTTCCTCGTTCAGCGTGGCGATTCCAGTGAAGGTGCCGTACTTGCTCTGCTTCACGACGATGCTCATGCCCGACTCCTCGTCGAACACCGCCTCCTCGACCCAACCGCTCCCGTTTACCTTCCTTGACATCTTTTGGGACACCTTCCTCTAGTCTTCGATAACCGCGGGTTTGTCGTAGAGCATGTATGCGTGGCCGTCCACGACCTCGCGGTCGTCGTGGTAGTGGCCGAAGTACCACTTGTAGTCTGGGACTTTTTCCTGGACGGCTTCGAGAACGTCGTCGAGGAACTCCTCTTGGGATTTATCAACGGAAGACTGGTCGACCTTTGCGAGGAACAGGTCAGATATGCGGTCCTCCCAAGAGAGCGGGCACGTGTGCGAGACTATCGCCTTCGGCTTGACGCCGTCTTCGAGAAGCCCCTTCAGCTTGGACAGGAGAATGCACTTCTCGGTCCCGTACAGAAGCTCGTCGGGATTCCAATAGGCCCCGATGGACTTGCGGTAATACTTGTCAACCGAATATGCGCCGGGAACGTAGAACACGCCGAGGTCCTCGATGTAACCTCCGCCGTCCCTCAGGTAATGGACGGTCGGCGCGGTGTCCTTCACCACATATCCGTCTTTGTCAAAGCTGTAACCCTTTACGCGGTTGGCGGCCTTCTTGGAGTACTTCTCCCAGTAGCGGTCGTCGTGGTTGCCGCGCATGATGTACCAGTTGAGGCCGCGCACCTCGTCCATAAGGCATCGAACCATGGTCCCGTCGTAAGGGCCGTAGGCCAGGCCGACGTCGCCTGCGCACACGACGTTCGAGCCGAAGTACCTTTCCGTCGCGTTCAGCTCTTCGTTCAGGACACCGGTCTCTTGCAGGTACGCAAGCTGCGTGAGGAGGCGTTCCGTGGAGCCGTGGATGTCCCCCAGGATTATCGTTGCCGTTTTCCGTCACCTTCCTTCTTCAAGACGACCGCGACAAGCTCGCCGCCCGAGTCCTCGCGCTCTTTCGCCCTCTCGTGCCGCTTCTGGCGAACCTCGTCGCGCTTCGTCTGGACCCTTTGGTTTCCCTCTTTCGGTTTGGACTTGAGCTTCTCGAACTGGAACTCGTCGTCGTCCCGGTCGTCGTACACGCTTACTTTCGTCATTTCCCCTTTGGCCTTTCGGTAGGTCACTTCTTTACCTCTATGGCGACTGCCGCCCAGGAGGGGTCCATATACTGGTACCCGGTCTCTGTGATGACGCGGCAGTCCTCCGTGAACCCGAGACGCGCCGCGGCTATCACGTCGGACATCTCCTCCTCGGTCCCGTCCTCGACGTTTCGCGCCGTCACCCGGCCGCAGTCGAAGTAAACCTCGACGTCCTCGTCGTCGAGGACCTTCGCCGCAATTTTATACAGCTCGTCCTCCGTGAACGCCATCCCTTTCAGCTTTACCGGCATACGTCACCCTCCGTCCGCCTTGTCGTACCTCGCGTACCCGAAACCCTCGTCGAGCGTGTAGTAGAACTCCCTCACACCTCTCTCCCTGAGCGTCCTAAGACACCCAGGGCACGGCGCGGAAAGCCCCTTCCCACCCGCTTTACCTGGGCATATTCGGTAAGTATAACATTTCACCCTACACCAGTCAACTTGGGTCGAGACGGTGTGCGGAACCGACTTGAGCGCGGTTATCTCGGCGTGCGCCTTGTGCTGGATGTAGGTCCCGCCCGCGTCGTTCATCTTTCGGAACCTGTTGGCGTATGCCTGCAACGTGTCGGTACGGTTCATGTTTGAGCCGCTCCCGATTATCCTGTGCCGATACACAAGCACACACCCGACTTTTGTCCCGTCGTACGTCGACTCCAGGGCCATCCTCCTGGCCGCCTCGAACCACCGCTCGTCGCTCTTCGTGAGCGCGCCCATCAACTGTCGAGCTTCTCGTAGCGGGCCAGCAGCTGCTTGTGGTAGTAGTGCGGGTCCGCGTCCCTCGCGTTCCTGTATGCCTCCGTCGGGTTCTTCCCGAGGCACACCTCCTTGTAGTAGAGCGTCTTGAGCGCGGAGTTGTATGACGGCGAGTGGTCCAGCGTGTCGTAGATGAGGTCTTCGGCCATATACTCTGCGTAGAACGGGTTCACCCTTCTCGCCGCGTCCCAAAAGTAGCGCGCCGTCTCGTGT